CGTCCGCTGGCCGACGCGTGGGCGTGGAGCTGGAGGGGCGCCAAGGCCGATACCGGCCCGGTTGAGGCGGTGACCCTGGCCCGGCACGGCTATATGACTCACGGCGTGACCGGTCCGGCGCCGTTCTTCGCCTCATGGCGCTTAGGAAGGTCTCACATTGACATCCATCGCTGAGCGCGTGCCCCTGGACCGCATCGGGCAGCGTGCCCGGCAGGCGCACCCCGGACGCGCCGTCCTGGTCGTGGTCGCGTCGCTGCTGCTCGCCATGGGCTGGGCGGCATTCAAGCTGTGCGCGGCGGCGTGGCTGGTGCTCGCGTGGTGCGGCTCCGCGGTCATCGAAGGCTGGCAGTCCGCCAAGACCGGGCAGCGAGCACCCTAAAACGGTCGAGGGAGGCCATCTGTGGGCGTCCTTGACCGGGTGAATGCCCGTGTCCGCCGCGGCCGCGGTGAGGAGCGGTCCAGCATCGACCAGTGGATCAGCGAGTACCTGCTGCCCGCGGGGATGGTGAACCAGTTCACCTACAACGGCCACGTGTACGGCATGGGCGGTGCGGGCGGCCCGCAGTTCTCCTACGGGGCGAACAAGGCGCGGGAGTTCACGCAGGACCTGCCGGGGCACACGGCGGCGGTGAAAGGCTGCCCGCCGGCGTTCGCCGCGCAGATGGTCCGCGCCCTGGTCCTGTCCCAGGCGCGGTTCACGTTCAGGAACCCGCCGTGGCTGACCGCGCAGATCGCGGCGCACCCGCAGGCCGCGCCGCGCCGCCAGTTCGGGAACGGGGACCTGGGGCTGCTCGAGCGGCCGTGGCCGAACGGGACGACCGGGGACCTGATCGCCCGGATGGAGTGGCACGCCGGGCTGGCCGGCAACTCGTTCGTGACGAACTGGCAGCGGGACAACAGGCTGCGGGTGCTGCGCCCGGACTTCACCGCGATCGTGTACGGCAGCCAGCGGGAGCCGGATGACCCGGCGCACGCCCTGGACGGGGAGATCCTGGGGTACGTCTACCAGAACGGCGGGATCCGGCCGGGGAACACCGCGAATCTGGAGACGCTGCCGGTGTCGTCGGTGGCGCAGTGGTCGCCGCTGCCGGACCCGCTGAACGCCGGGCTGGGCATGAGCTGGCTGACGCCGGCGCTGCGGTCGATCCAGGGTGACATGCTCACCGACCAGCACAAGATCGCGTTCTTCCAGAACGGCGCCACCCCGAACCTGGTCATCAAGGGCATCACCGCGATGACCAAGGACCAGTTCGCCGAGATCGTGGAGATGCTGGAGGAGGGCCACGCGGGGGTCGCGAACGCCTACAAGACGCTGTACCTGGCGGCGGGCGCCGACGCCAGCGTCATCGGGTCGGACATGCAGGCCGCTGACCTGCGCGCCGTGCAGGGCGCCGGGGAGACCCGCATCTCGGTGCTGTCCCGCGTCCCCGCGGCCTTGCTCGGGATATCTGAGGGTCTGGCCGGATCATCGCTTAACGCGGGGAACTTCTCCGCCGCCCGGCGGATGTTCGCCGACTCGTGGATCTACCCGACGCTGCAGAACCTGGCGTCGACGCTGGCGCCGCTGGTGAACGTCCCGGCGGACGCGGAGCTGTGGTTCGACACCCGCGACATGCCGGTGCTGCGGGAGGACGCCAAGGACGCCGCGGACATCGAGGCGGTGAAGGCGAACACGATCACGGCGCTGGTCAAGGACGGGTTCAGCCCGGAGTCGGCGATCCTGGCGGTGACGACGCAGGACATGACCGCGCTTCAGCACACGGGGCTCGTCAGCGTGCAGCTGCAGCCGCCGCGGACGGAGCTGCAGAAAGCGCAGACGATCCAGCTGGAGGCCCTGGCCGCGGAGCTGCTGGTCCGCGCCGGGTACACGACGGAGTCGGCGCGGGACGCGACGGCCAGGCAGGACCTGTCGCTGCTGAAGGTGGGTCCGCTGACGTCGCGGTACCTGATCGTGAACCCGCTGGAGGCGGGCGCGGAGCCGGGCGTTCCGCTCGGGTTCCCGAACGCGGGGGCGCTCGGCCTGCCCGGGCCGCCCGCGCCCCCGGTGTCCGGTGCGCCGCCGCCGACGCCGGAGGCCGAGCCGCCGGAGCCGTCCACCATCCCGGGGTTCAGCCCGGACGCGCAGGCAGGCGACGAACCGACCGGAGGCACGTGAGATGAGCGTAATGCAGCAGGACTTCCGGGCGTGGGATCCGGACGGCGACGGCGACGACGACTCGACGCCCGAGGGCGACACCGACCACTCGCACTGGACAGCGGACGGGAAGCAGAAGAAGTCCGTGCCCGGGAAGCCGATGCCGGGCCAGCCGCCCGCACCCCGCGCAGCCGCCGGGAAGCCCTACGGCGACGTGGCCTACGCCGACCCGAAGAACGGCAAGTACCCGATCGACACGGCCGCTCACGCGAAAAGCGCCTGGTCATACATCAACATGCCGAAGAACGCATCGGCGTACCCGATGAACGGCGTAACGCTGTCCTCGGTGAAGGACCGCATCAAGGCGGCGTGCAAGAAATTCGGCATTGACATCAGCGAGGGCAACAGCGCCCCGGCCGACGGCGAGTACCGGACCGTGTCGCTGCCGGAGATGGTCACGGTCCGCGACAACGGCGACGGCCTGACCTTCTCCGGCTACGCGGCGGTGTTCAATGCCGCGGCGCGGATCTCCGGGTGGGATGAGGACTTCGACGAGCAGATCGCGCCGGGCGCGTTCCGTGCCGTCGCCGCCGGGCAGTACCCCAAGCTCATGTTCGAGCACGGCCGCCACCCGCTGATCGGCACGATGCCGCTGGGCCGGATCACCGACGCCCGCGAGGACACCACGGGACTGTGGATCGAGGCGCGGCTCACGGACAACTGGCTGATCCAGCCGGTCCGCGATGCGGTCGCCGCGCAGGCCCTGGACGGGATGAGCTTCCGGTTCACCGTCGATGAGGGCGGCGAGTCCTGGGCCGAGCGCACGGGGGACGTGGCGCTGCGGACCCTGACGTCGGTCAGCGTCCCCGAGCTCGGCCCGGTGGTGTTCCCGGCGTACGAGCCCACGACCGCCTCGGTGCGGTCGCTGCTCGACAAGCTTCCGGTCATCGGACAGGCCCCGGCGGGTGCCAGGGCGGCCAGCGGCCGGGACGGCAGCACGCCAGGACAGCGCGTGCAGCCACCGTCCCTATCGGAGCTGTACCGCCGCGACGGCGAAGCCCTCGCCCTCCGCGGCATCAAAGGAGTAAGAATCTGATGCCTGACAACGAACCTGGCGCCCTGGAGATCCTGCCGATCCTGCGCGGCAAGGACGAAGGCGACATCCCGACCGCCGGCTGGCCCGACGAGCTCCGCGGCAAGACCCCCTCCGAGCTCTGCTCATTCGTCGACGTCATCGACGCGCACCTCCGCTCCATCCACCAGACCGACGAGGGGGAACTGCGGCAGAAGAGCACCGACGAGCAGAAGGCCTTCACCTACGGGCTGAAGCTCCGCGACTTCGCGATGGCGCGGATCGAGGAGGACCGCGCGATCCGCGAGGTGTTCACCCGCCGCCCGAAGGCCGTCCAGCAGGCCATGGACGTCGCCGCGTTCGACAGGACCGACGACCCGTTCGGCCCCGTCCGCCGCCTGTCCGTCCCCGAGGCCCGCGACAAGGCGCTGCGGGTCCTGGACGACCGCGGCGCGTCGGCGCACCTCCGCTCCGACCAGAAGGACGAAGTCGAGCGGCAGATCCGCAAGAACACGGACATCGCCCGCCGCATCCTGGTCACCGAGAACCAGGACTACCGCACCGCGTGGATGAAGCTCGTCACCGACCCGAACGGCGGCGTGACCCTCACCGACAGTGAGCGCGTCGCCGTCCAGGTGTACCAGGAATACCGGGCGATGTCCGAAGGGACGACTACCGCCGGCGGTTTCGGGATCCCGGTGTTCATCGACCCCAGCATCATAATGACCGCACAGGGTACGGATAATCCGTTCCTGGAGCTGGCCAAGCAGGTCGACATCAACACGAACGCCTGGAAGGGCGTCTCGTCCGCCGGTGTCTCGTGGGCGTTCAACTACGCGGAAGGTTCCGCGGTCACCGACAACAGCCCGACGCTGGCGCAGCCCACCGTCCCGGTCAACATGGCTAGGGGATTTTTGCCCTATTCGATCGAATTGGGCCAGGATTACCCAGGGTTCGCCGACGAGATGGCGACCCTGCTGGCCTCCGGCTACGACGAGCTGCTGGTCGACAAGTTCACCCGCGGCGCGGGGCAGTCGAACCTCGAGCCGAACGGCATCCTGACGGCCCTGTCGGCGAACACGAACGTGCGGGTGGCGCTGACCGCGGGCGGGACCGTCGGCGCGGCGGACCCGTACAAGGTATGGCAGGCGCTCCCCCAGCGGTTCCGCAGGAACGCCTCGTGGCTGATGTCGGTGGCGACGAACAACGCGATCCGGCAGCTGGGCACGGCGAACGTCTACCACGCGTTCACGGTGAACCTGCCGCAGGACTGGGCGGACACCCTGTTCCGCCGTCAGGTGCGCGAGTCGCCGTACATGCCCGACAACACGACCAACACGACCGCGACGATCGGAATCGCAGTGGTGGGCGATTTCAGTAACTATCTGATCGCTCGGCGCGGCGGAATGTCGGTCGAGTTGATTCCTATGCTCTTCGACGTCACCA